AAAAAGTCCAACGATAACGCTGGAGCCGATTTCGAGATTCGAACTCGAGACCTGCGGTTTACGAAAACTCAGGTAGGCAAGTGGTTACGGCAGCTTGAAGGCCTAACCTTCGAAGAATTCCACGCGCGTTCCACGGCCGTGGATCTGGAGGTCGTGGATGGCTGGGGCGCGGCAGTGGCGGTCGCTCAGGACCAGTCCCGGCCTGGTGTCCTGCGCAAGGCTGCGCGCGCACGGCTTGACCAATTCCTGGCGACCGAGGCCCGGCGGCTGGGGGGCGCGTCGTGATCCTCGTCGCCGCCTGCATCTGGATCGCCCTTCTGCCCGTGGTCGACCTAGCCAGCCGTCTCCGCGGCCGGAGGCGAAGCTGATGGTTGCCTTGCGCGCACCCGAGCGCTTGGCTGATGGCCGCCAGCGCCGCGGTTTCAGTTGGTCCGGTGGCCGTTGCGAGCTCGCGGCGGAACACCACGGACCCTGCGTAGCTGGCAACTTTCTCTGGCACGAAATGCAGCCTCACAAGGACTGCGCGGAGTGCGACTGGATCGATGCGGCGGAAGTGTTGCGGCTCGACGCGGGCGGCGATCTCAGACCGCTCCAGCGCGCGCCCGCTTGGTTGAAGTGTCCCTCGCTTCGCTCACGAATGGTGACATGGGCGCGATCGCTCACCGGCGGCGCTTCACTGGGCGCGAAACGAAGGCCGAGCGCCGCCAAGTGGTGACGGCAAATGCTCTGCTGGGAATCGGTGAGTCAAACGGTGTGCAGGAGGCGGATAATGTCGGTTAAAGCGCAAAAAACGGTAAGTCCCCGTCACTCACCCTCAAGTGTAAGAAGTAGCGAAAACCCCTCAAATCCAGCGAATCCCGGTGCGAATACACACCGGTCCGTTTCGCCTGGATTTGAGGGGGTAAGCGACCGCGCGATCCGCCTCCGGGTCTCCGCTGCGCGCTCGGCCGGCAAGCTGGGTGCCCGGTGAGCGCCTGCCCGTCCGCTTCGCTGGTCAAGATCCCATCGGCTCGCAACGTCGACGGCGTGACTCGCGGACCGAAGGTCTGACCGATGCCGCGCTGCATTACTCAGGCCTCTTCTTTTGGGCGCGGGATTGTTTCCGGAGAAAAATGTTCAGGCGGCCGCATTGCGACCACGGGGCGCCCATGAGCTCCGCGGCCGTCTGTGGGTGCGATGACTCGCGCCAGCTGCGCGCCGTCGTGACCCCGGGTGTCGGCGAAAAACTCGACCGGTTGCGCGCTGAGGCTGAGCGCCAGGCGCGGGACTTCGCGAAGTACGGCCAGCGGTTCGAAGCGATCGAATGGGCGACTGCTGCCGACGTGTTGAGGGCGGCGCGCGTCGCCAAGCCGGTCCCTTTCACCAACGAACCAAATCTGGTCGCTCTGGTGGACGAGGCCGATCTCGAATCCGTGTTGCGCTTCACCTGGAACCTCAAACGCGGCGAATCAAGCAGCCTCTACGCATACATGAGCAGTCGACCGGGGCGTCGGCAATCGATCTCGCTGCATCGATTCCTCATGGGCGCTCAGCCTGGCGACGTGATCGATCACATCAATGGGAACGGACTCGACTGCCGGCGAGAGAACCTCCGCGTCGTCTCGTCACGCCAGAACATGCAGAACATGCGGTCAAGCAAGAACCAGAAACGCGGCGGCATGAAGGGCGTCGCGTGGAGCAAGCGCGATGGCTACTGGGTAGTTCACATTCGCGTTGGCGAGCCGAGACCAGGAATGCGTTCCAACAGATTGAGCCTCGGTCACTACGAAAACTTGGCGGAAGCCGGCAGAGCCTACGACTGCGCCGCGATTCACTACTTCGGAGAGTACGCGGCAACAAACTTTCCGCGTGAACAATACACCGATGCCATCGTGTCTTCGGTGATGGCTGCAATCGAGGCGCGCGTCCGACGGCTCGGGGGGATCAAATGAAAGAGAAGCGCGAGTTTCGCTGCCCGCATTCGTTTTACCGATCGCTCGTTCGCTGCGTGAAGTGCGACGCGGCGGAGAAGCCGACGACCGCGGCGCCAGCGCCAGCAGTCGTTAAACCGGTCGGTAGCAACTACGAGTCCAAGGTTACCGGCCGAATCTACCGCTGCGGGGTGTGCGGCCAGCGCGGGCACAGCCGCACGACGTGCAGTTTGCGTCGCGGAATGGCCAAGGCCGCTCTCGTTGGGCGACCGAACCTGAAGACCTACCCGATCCCGGCTGAGCACGCCGAGCCGGCGCCGAAGCGCACGGGCACCCGTTGACCATTTTGGCGCATCGGAATGGTTCCGGTGCGTTCGCTGAATCTGGAGATCGAATGTCGAAAAAAGAAGAGACCAAAGCAGAGGGGCCGCGCAACTTCGGCGTGTTCCTCACCCACTTGGACGACGGCGACGCGGTGATCGCGCTGTCCGCCGAGACGCACAAGCTGATGGTCGCGCTCGCGGCCGAAGCTGAGCGCGTTCAGGGCACCGTCAAAGGATCGCTGACGCTGAAGCTCGATTTCAAGGTCGAGCACAACGGCGTCGTCGGCGTGAACTACTCGATCGCGTCGAAGGAACCGAGCCCGGCCCGCGGTGGCTCGGTGTTCTGGCTGTCCGCCGGAAGCAACCTCATCGTCGAAAACCCGCGTCAGAAAAAACTCCCGTTCGACGTATCGCGGCCGAACGACGAAGGCGCCCGCGATCCTCTCACCGAAAGAGCGGCGCCTCGCGGCGTCTGAAAGTAGCAAATGGAAGCATTCAAAGCAGAAGCCGAAGCGGTCGCCGACATCGTGCGCAAGTCGGCAGAGCCGCGGGTCGTTGCAGTCAGCGATCCGAAGACTCAGCTCGAGATCCCCGTGCTCATTCTCCCGGAGGGCATGAAGTCAGAAGCGGTCGATTTCAAAGCATTCCGCGACGCGCCCCTGCGCCGCGAGGGCACCGCGAAAGCGGACAGCCCCGGGTCGTTCATCCAGCTGGTGCTGCGCAACGAGAACGAGCACAGCGTCGTTTTCGCCAGCCGCAAGAGCCCGACGGACCTGAGCCTCTTGGCGGTGATCGACTACAACGAAAAAGGCGCGACCGGCTTGCCGAAGTTTGGCAAACACCGAGTGCTCTACCCGTTCCCCATCTCGGACGAGTGGACGTTCTGGACGAAGAACAACGGCGTCGAAATGAATCAGGGCGCTTTCGCTGCGTTCATCGAGGCGCGGATCGCGGACCTTGGCGACCCGACTAGCGCGAGCGCCGGAGCAAAGGCGTTTGCAGAGCTGATCGAGTGCCCGCTGGCAACGCCGGCTCGAATCCTCGAGCTGTCTCGCGGGCTCTCCGTGCGCGTCGATTCGAAGGTGCAAGGACACGTCAACCTCTCAAGCGGTGAGCGGCAGATCAGCTACGAAGAAGCTCACAACGACTCGGCGGGCAAGCCGATCAAAGTGCCGGGCGCGTTCCTGCTCCAAATCCCCGTTTTCAAGGACGACGGGAACTATGCGATCCCCGTGCGGCTCGCCTACCGAATATCCGGCGGCGCGATCGTTTGGAGCTACTCGCTCTATCGCGCCGACAAGGCGCTCGACGACGCTTTCAAGCGCGCCGTCGACCAGGTGAAATCTTCGGTGAAGTCCGAAGTGTTCTTCGGGTCTCCGGAATGAAACAGCCCTCCGCAGCTTTTCGGGTGAGCGATGCGTTCGCGTTGACGGACGCTGTTCTAGCCGCTCCGCCAGCGCGATTGCACATCGTTCGCCCGGAGCCGCGGGGGCGTTGCGTTGCGCGCTTCGCTCTGCCGCTCGAGTTCTGCCAGCCGATGAATCGCATCGCGCGTCGCGGCACTCAGGCGGCGGGCTGGGCGTTGGCGAAATACAAGAGCGACACGTTCGCGCTAATGGCCAGGCAGCACAAGCGCCGAGCCGAGCCGCTGCCTGGTCGCCCGCAAGTGCTTTGCATGCGCGTGTCGAGCTTGGAGCCAGACAAATACAGCGATTGGCAGAAGAACCCGGTCGACCGCTTGCGCGCTGACAGCAAGGGACTCTGGTTCATCGTCGACGATCGGCCGAGCTGCGTAGATTTACACGCTTGGTGGGAGCCGGGGCCGCGGGGCAACGGCTGCGTTTTGGTGGAGATTTGGACAGGATGATCGAAAACCTGGCATGCCTGCCGACGGCATCAGCGACGGCGCCGGACGACACGCCCCGCGTCGCTGCGGTACCGGAGCGACGCGCCTCCATCAGCGACGTCGCCCACTGCTCGATCCGACGCGTTCCCGGCGACGCGCCGGGCGCGGCCGCGGGCGACGCCGGCAGCTGCTCTGAGCGACGCTGCCTCTGGTGTCGCTCACCCCTCGAGGTGGGCTTTTTGCGCTGGTGCTCGAAAAAGTGCCGCCAAACGGCTTTTCGCTGCCGCCAGCTTTTCACGGTCGATTCCGAGGGCGATACCCCGAAGCGCCTTCGGTACGCCGATCCGCCCTACATTCATCGCGCGCACCTGTACCGCGACCAGCCGACTTTTGCCGGCGAGGTCGATCACGCCGAGCTCGTGTCGCGGATGGAAGGCTTCGACGGTTGGGCCATTTCGTGCGCCGGTCACGACGCCGATCGGCTCGCCCACGTCGTGAGCCTCTGTCCGCCCGGGGTGCGTGTGGCCCCGTGGGTGAAGCCGAACGGCGTCTCGAGCAAGACGCGCGGCCCACACAACACGTGGGAGGCCATCGTTTACAAGCCCGCCAGGCTTCGCCGTCCCGGTTTCCGCGACTACCTGTCAGCCAAACCCGCGCGCGGCGGCGGCACCCTGATCGGCCGGAAGCCCCTCGCGTTCTGCGCCTTTCTGTTTCAGCTGCTCGGCGCGTCGCCCATGGACGAGTTGGACGACCTGTTTCCTGGGACGGGCATCGTCGGCCGCGCATTCGCTGAATTCAAGCGCGCGTCGCTCGGTACGCGTGGGGAAGCCCCGTCGCTAGAGGCCTCGATTGCCCCGCGTCGTTCGGCGCCGGCAGCGTCGCCCGGTGATGAGGGCGTCGCCCGGGCCGGCGCCAGCGACGTCGCCGATGACTCGAGCGGTCAGCGACGTCGCCCAAGTACTTCCGGGTCGCCCAGAGCAGCTCAGGACTGGTTTTCAGGAGGATCGACGTGATCGACTCAAGACACACAGCGTTTTTAGACCAGTGCTGCGACGCGCTAGGCGTCCAGCTTCACGAAGTGCTCGGCAAGGGGAAGTCTGTCCAGCGCATCGTGCGGGCTCGCCAGGCCATCACCTGGGCCATGCATGAGCAGCTCCCGGGTGCCAGCTGGTCGAAGCTCGCCAGGGTGCTCATGCGCGATCACACGACTCTGATGTACTCCGGCGGGCGGTTCTCCAGGGCACTGGAGGCTGGCGCGGAGTGGGCGATCACCCTGCGCGCGGAGCTGCAGGGGCGGGTCGCGCCGCTCGTCGGGCTCGAGAGCGCGCTCGACTCGCTGCGCAGCTGCCCGGGGATCGATCTTTCGACTGCGGTGGACTTCGAGTTTGGGGCGGTGGGCTGAATGAGTTGGTTGGAGCTCGACGACGGTATCCTCGATCACCCGAAATTCATCCGCGCGGTCAAGCTCGGCGGCAGTGAGGCGGTCCACCTTTGGCTGAGCGTCAAGGCCTACTGCAACAAGCAGCTGACCGACGGCCACGTTCCCGAGGACATGCTCGACGAAGTGCGCGGTCCGAAGGACGCAAAGAAGCGCGCAACCGCGCTAGCGGCGCTGATCGAGGTCAATCTCCTCGAAAAAGTGGCCGATGGGGTGCAAATGCACAACTACCTCAAGTGGTCGCGTTCGCGCGCTGAAGTGTTGGAGTCACGGCGCAAAAACAGCGAACGCCAAGCCAAGTCACGCGGTAGTCACGCTGTGACAGACGCCGCTACAGCGCGCGCAGTCACACCGTCAGTCACAACCCCCTCTCCTCTCCTCTCCCTCTCCTCTTCCAATCCCTCTCCAAGCCAGGGAGAGAGCGCGCGCGAGCCGGTTTCGGAAACCAAGCTCAAGGTCCCAGGCGCCAGGCTGACGTCCGCCCAGCGCCAAGAGCTCTCGCTGCAGCCGGCCGCCCCCGAGGATGTGGCGGTGCTCGAGGCGTGGCGCGACAGGTTCAAAAAGACCGGCGTGTTCTTCACCGCTGATCGCGCTGTGCCGCTCGCCGAGCGCCGCGCCGAAGACATGACGCACCAGGATGCGCTCGACGCGCTGGAGGGCGCAGCGGCCGACGATTGGTTCCTGACGCAGGGCGCGAAGGTCGAGCTCGTGTTCGGCAATCGCTCGCGCTTCGAGGCCTACCGCGACGCGGGCCGCGCGATCCGCGAGGGCAAAGCGCCCGCCAGAAGACCCAAGGGCGCACCCGCGCCCCGACAGCCTGATTCCGGCACCTACAGCCCGCTCTCGAAAGTTCAAAGGGTCACATGAACGATCAACTCCAGCCTACCGACACTGACCTGGCACAGCTCGCGACGGATTCGGCGGCACGCGCCCCACAACGCCCCGAATCGGCGGCTCTGGCGAGCTGCAGCGTCGAGGACGTTCTCCGTGCTGCCGGCCGCGCAAGGGCCGCTCAGGAAGCCGCAGGCATCGAGCCCGACCCAGAGTGGCAAGTCCGCACCCGCCAGCTGCAACCGGTGCTCGAGCTGCTCCCTGCGGTGATCCGAAAGGCGAGCAGGCAGGATCTCGTCGACCGCATGCACGCTCGCCTGATGAACGCCGTCGGTTCGTGGCGATGGCACGACGGAAACCTGGTCCTGTCCGGTCGCACTCGTGCAGGCAAGAGCACAGCGGCCGGGTTCCTGGTGCGTCGGCTTTGCCATGACGGTGCGCGTCACGGGGGCGAAGCGTTCGAACTGGCCAAGTCGATCCGCTGGCAGGAATGCCGGGAGCTGTCGGAGGTCGTGCGCGAGCACCGAATGGGCGGCGGTGAGGCGCCCGAGATCACGATGTGCAAGTACGCGCGCCTTCTGATTCTCGACGACTTGGGCGCCAATGACGACCGTACGTCACTCGAGCGGATCTTGCAGTTCCGAATCAATCGAGCCTGGCCGACGGTGATCACCACTGGCCTACGCGCGGACGGTCCGGAAGGAATTGAGAGGCTGTTCGGCGAAGCGTTGTCGGCGCGCCTGTTCGAGTGCGGCGCGAACAAAGGGAAGCTCGTCGAGGTGTTCGATGTCTGACGATCGCTTTGCCCAAGAGCGCGCCGACGACGCCAACGCAGACGGCGAGCGTCCCTATCTCGACATCCCGCCGCCCGGCGTCCGCCCCTCCGCTACGCAACCCGCCCGCCCCGGATTGGTTACCTCAGAAGAGATCAAAGCGTTCATCGGGCAGGAATACCCAGAGACGCAGAAACCGAAGCGCCGCCTGTTGCGTCCTCCGGGGTGGGAAGGGCCAGAGCCGGCAGCAGACGATCGCGGCGACGCTTGGGAACCGAGCGAAGGGAACGAATCGTGAAAGACTTCGAGGAAGCGCTCACCGAGATGCGTTGCGGCTACTTCGTTCGGCGCGCGAACTGGCGCGCGTCGATCGGCTGGTCGCCGGGCAGCGCCAAGATTCAAATGTTCTGGCCGAGCGGCTTCGTCGAGGCGTGGCGGCCGACGTTGGCCGACGTCATGGCGAACGATTGGGAGCGTGTGTCGTGATTCCAGTGCGTAGAAATCCCGCGGCAATGATCGCCATGCTCGCGCTTTTGGGGACAGGCATCAGCTTCGGTGGCGGCAGCGGGCGCCCCGACTTTGAGCCGCCTCTTCCGCTGCCACCGCCGCGCCCGCCCTCTCCGGAAGAGATGGCGCGCCTCAACGCAAGGATCGCTGACATTTCGCCAAATCCGCCCGCGCGAAGTCATCGGCCGGTGTTCACCGCCAAGCAAAAGGCCAGCAGAGCAAAACGCAAGGCGCAGCGAAAAGCGAGGAAGCGGTGAGCGCCGAATACGTGCGCGCCGTGCGCGCCCCGGACACGACGTTTCGCGCGTGCGGGTTCCGTGGGTGCACGTCGTTTGCTTCGCATGTTCTGTATGCGGGCAGCGAAGCGCTTTGCTTTTGCTGTGGGCAGTGTGCGGCGGCGGCGCTGAACTCTAGTCGGGAGCCGAGCATCTTGCGTGAGGCGCTGCGCAGGTTACGAAACGATGAAACCGTGCGCGGCATCGAACAAGTGAAGATCATGTCGAAGCAAAAATCTGAACCGCCGAAAGTGCTGCCGCTCACGCTGCCGGTTGGCGTGCAAACGCTCCTGTTCACCGACGAGGCAACCGGCATCAGTTTCCGCTGGACGTTGCACGGCGAAGCAACGCTGCGCTTAAGCTCGGAATATGCCGGAGACTGGCGATGCGAAGGACGCAAGAGCACGAGCTTCGTGCGGTACACGATTGTCGATTGGGACCAACTGCGGGCGGGCATTCCGTCCAGCGTGGCGGATTCCAAAAAGCTGAGTTCAACCGATCGAGATACTTGAGTTCAAGGAAGGCGGGCAGGCATGGGAGCAAAATCGAGTTTCGAAAGAGGTGCGCCGGTGCTGGTCAAAGTGGCGGACGGGCGCGGTGGGCACACGCTGCAGTCGGGCACGGTGAAGGATACCGCGGGGAAAGGCGCTGTCGTGCGGTTCACGAACGGCGGTCACGAGCGATTCGTTTTCGCGACGGACATTTCGCCCGACACGACGGCGGCGAAGTCAGCGGAAAAGGTGAAAGCGCCGGCACACTTTGCGGAAAAGCCGAAGCCGACGATCGGGCAGCTGTTTCGCGCCGAGCGCGTGAGTCGGGAGCTCACGATCGTCGACGTCGCGCGCATGCTCGGAATTGAAGCCGCCTTGCTGACTGGCATCGAAGACGGTGGAGCGATACCCGGTGAAGACCTCGTGCTCAAGTTCTGCGATGTGGTCGGCGCAAACCTCGACGCATTGGTTGACGCAAATGCTCGAGCGCTAGCTGCCGCTGAAAAGGATCGCGTCGCCTTTGTTGCCGAGCGAGAGCGCGTAGCTGCGATTCCGCCGAAGCTGCCGGCGCCCGTTGTCACGACTCCGGCGATCGAAGCCTGGGTGACTCGAATGCGGAAGCTCACTCAGGCGATCGGCACGTTCAAGGCCGACGCGGATGTCGTGCTCACCCATCGCGCAAACAATGAGGACGCCTGGAAGGTCCAAATCGGCAGCTGTGGCGAGGTCGGTAAAACGGCGGCGGAAGCCATGGGCAAACTGATTGCTGCGCTGGACTTCTCGATCGCCGACCGCATCGCGACCCGTCGAAAGGAGCTGGCAGACCTCGAATCGCTGAGCGCCGCAACGCGCTAGAATGCAAAAACCATGAAGCTATACTTCGTTTTCAGCGCTCCAATCAGCGGCCCAATTGCTGAATGGTCCGGCGGGCTTGGTGATCTCGACGAGATCGTCAAATCGGAAGAGGAGGCGCGAGCGCTTGCGCGGAAGAACGGAAGCCGCGACGAGTTAGGGCATCGTAGCGTCGCCTGGTTCAACTCCGTCGACACCGATACATTGGAGGTTTCTGCGGCGGAATACTTCGAGCCATAGAAACGGAAAAACCCCGACAAGATGTGGAGTCTTGCCGGGGTCTCGCGCTCCGAGGTCGATGCCGTACCTCACCAGGAGTGCCACACAATGAATCTACAAACAAGCGAATCTGTTCACTCGTCACTGCGAGACGGCGAGTACGCGCCTGCTCACGGACACGAAGACGATCACGGTCTCGACGAACACGAGTCGCCGATCCGGAGCAATGCGCCGGTGATTGCCAAGCGCCTCGACGTGATCAGTCTCGGCGACGAGTCGGCGCTAAACTGGTTCTTTGCTCGGGGCGTCGGCATCTACGAGCGCAGCGCATTCGGCGCGATCATCGACCGGCTGAAGTACGGCGCCATGGGTTCGCACCCGTGCGCACGCTGCGAGGGCGAGGGCATCCTGAACGACGGCGGGTTTCGCGTCGACGACACATGCCGCAGGTGCAAGGGCAACGGCTCCGAACCGGGCACCGACAAGGCATGCCCGCAGTGCCGCGGCCGCGGTCGAGAGGCCAGCTACCAGACGAACGTCGAACACGGCGGGTGGTGTCCAGCGTGCCGCGGGACCGGTGCCACTAGCATCGACCGGCGTGGCGGCAAGCCGACGGCGTGCGGCTCGTGTCCGGGTACGCGCTCCGCTCGCAAGTGCAAGAACTGCGGGACGTGCAAGGTGTGCCTTGCCGCAAAAGCGTGCCGGAACTGCCGGAATTGCCTCGGAACTGGCACGGAACCGGTCAGCGTGCACCCATCGGGCATTGACGGGGCGAGCGGACGCGAAGGCGCCGACGACAGCGCACTCACGAAATTCGCGCTGACCTCGCGTCGCCTACAACGCGTGCGGGCCAAGTCGCCTGCCCTGTTCATGGCGCTCGTCGCCTACTACGGCGATGTGGGTACGCGCTGGGGGCTGACCAACCGCGGTCGGATCTTCGCGCTCTACCACCTCACCGGCCCGGGTAAGAAGCTCTCGCGGCAAGCGATCTCGGACAAGGAACGAGCCAGCCTGCCCGAAGCACAGCGCGCCGACGACCTGACCATGCCGGAGCGAATCGGGGTGCGCGCCGACCTCGACCGCGACCAGCCGAAGCGCGAGCGGACCGCACTGCTCGACACCGCTGGCGCTCATGCACAGGAGCTCTACCAGCGCGCAGCCGTCGCCTGGAACGAAGCCAACGAGGGCACGCCGAAGCGCGTCACGCGGTCGCTGGTGAAGCGGGCAACCAAGCTCGGGCTCGTCAGTCTGGCGAACGCTCTCGCCGACCAAGGGGGCGCCAAGTGAAAAGAACGACTGTCGATTTAGAAAAACAATATTTCACAACGAACGACGTGCGCCTCTTACTCAAGCTCAAGACCACGGATGAGGCCATTAACTGGCTGAAGCGTGAAGGCGCGGCGCTGAAAAAAGGCGGGCGGTACTACACGACCAGGGGCCGGCTCATGTCAGCATTTCCCGATGTTTTCCAATCACTTGCGCGTTGAAACCGGGCAGCTCGGTCTAATCAGGCGAATCAGGGAAACCCGAATGCACACCCCCCATATACCTATAAGGGCCCGCGCAGAGAATGAGCACCCACGGCGGAGCAGTCACGACGACGACCCCGTGCTCATGACGCGACGAGCCCAACCGAAAGCGCAACCGTGTTCGAGTTCCGGCCAACGATCGCGCAAGAAGTCAGCACCTTTGACTACACCGCGAATCCAGCTACTCGGCGCGCCAGTACTGCGCCGGCTCCGACCGACGCCCAGCGAGCCATGTGGGCAAGAGGGGCCGAACTCAACCGACCAAGCGATTGCAAGGTCGCTCGCAAAGTTGTTCGTCGTCCCCAAGGCAACCCCGGCTGAGCGTCCCTGGTCCAGGCTGCAAATCGAAGTGCGGCGGGAGTTCCAGGAAGCCCAGCGATGGGCGAGGCGATGAGTCATGGGCCGTCCAAGCAAGCTGACTCCCGAGCTGCAGACTAAGATCTGCGAGCTCCTGTCGGAAGGTAAGCGGCTGGACGTTGCTTGCGCTGAATGCGACGTTGACCCGTCGACTCTGGCGCACTGGAAGGCGGAAGCGGCTCGCGGTTCCGAGCTGCACGCGGAGTTTACCAATGCCGTCGCCCGCGCGTTCCTTATAGGCGAAGGCCAGCTTTTCGACGATGTGAGGAAGGGCGACCCCGACAAATCGGCTCGCTGGCTGCTCGAGAGAACGCGCCCGAAGCACTACGCGCCGCGACTAAACGTCAAACTCGAGGAAGGCCTCGAAGTGTTGCTAAACGATGTCGAGCGGGTTTGTGGCGCGAAGGATTGCGGCTGCTACGAGGCAATCCTCGCCCGCCTTGCTGCTCGCGAAGCTGGCGAAGGCGAGGATCCAGGAGAGGGCGGCGAAGGCTGACACCGGGCCGAAGATCAGGCGGTACACAAACCCGCTTTACGAATACGCGGACCGACCAGTCGAGTTCATCCGGGACATTCTCGGCTACGAGCTCGAGATTCCGCTGCCCGATGGCACGATTTGCGACTACCAGGCGAAAGCCGCTCGAGCCGTTTGCGCCAATGAGCGCGTGACGATTCGCAGCGGGCAGAAGACGGGAAAGTCACTGCTCGCGATTCTCCTGGCGATCTGGTGGGTCTGCACGCGCGACCGCGGCGAGTGCATCCTAACTTCGAGCTCCGATCCGCAGGTCAAAAACGTCCTCTGGAAAGAGCTTCACGAGGTCAACCGGGCGCTCAAGCGTCGCGGCGTCGAGCTGCTACCGAATGTGCCACTGGACCCCGCAACCGGGTGCCGCTGGGACGACGGGCGCAGCATGCGCGGCTTCGCCACTAAGACGCCGGAGAACGCCGCTGGTATCTCGGGGCCGGCGCTATTCTTCATCCTCGACGAAGCGAGCGGCATCGAAGCAAAGATCGCCGAGGCATTCATCGGCAACGCGACTGGCGGCGCGAAGGTGCTTGCCCTATCGAACCCGACGCAAACGTCCGGCTTCTTTTACGAGACGTTCACGACTCGGCGCGAGTTCTGGTTTCAGATCCATCTGACCTGCTACGACTCGCCGAACTACTGCAGCGGTCAGCGCCTCGTCCCTGGGCTCGCAACGCGCGAGGCAGTGGACGAAATGGTCAGGGCCTACGGCGACGACTCGCCGTTCGTCGCTGTTCGTGTGCGTGGCGACTTTCCGACTCAGGTCGCGAATGCCGTGATTGGCCTCGGCATGCTCGAGGCGGCAACGGCGCGCTGGGACACGGTAGAATCTGGCGACTTGCTGCCGAGTGGCACGCTCGATCTGGGCGTAGACGTCGCTCGATTCGGAGACGATCTCTCGGTCGTTACTGGGCGCCGTGGCCTCGTCGGTTACTCGCCTGCTTGGATCAAGGCGCAGCATGGGATCGAATCCTGGGCGAGCGGCTACGATTCGACGAAGGTCTGCGGGCTGGTACTGCTGGTCATGCGCAAGCTGCGCACCAAAGGCGAGCGCGTTCGAATCAAGCTCGACGCCGCTGGCGGCTATGGCGGCGCTGTCGCTGACCGGCTTCGTGAGCTGCAGGAAAACGGCGATCTCGATGAGTTCGTGCAGATAATCGAAATCAACGTCGCTTGCGTCTCGACCGAGCCGGAAGAGTTCCCGCTACTGCGTGACGAGATCTGGTTTTCGTTTCGAGAGTGGGCGCAAGAGGGCGGCGCGTTCTTCAGCGATCCGCGGCTCGAGTCCGAGCTAATCGCGCCCACCTACTCGCTCACCAAAAAAGCGCAACGCAAGGTCGAGTCGAAGGACGAGATCAAGAAGCGCGCACCGAGCAATCAGAGCCCCGATTTCGCGGACTCTTTCCTACTAGCGATTTTCGACGGCGTAGCAACGCCGATCGACTCCGGCGAGGACGACGACGAGTTCGTCGACGATGCACCTCGCTGGGGCAACTACGACGGCCGCGGATACGGCTGACCCACACACGCAAGGACACTCATGCAACCTTCAGTCGGTATCATCAAGTACGGCGAGCGCGCGGCGCGTGAGATCTCGAGTCGTATCGGCGGAACCGTTGCCGACCGCGCTACTCTGGCGGGCCTCGGTAAGCAGGCGCGCGCCGACGGACAGATCATCAAGGTCGCGTCCGACCGCTCCGAGTGGATGTTCAGTCTCGCGAGCGTGGCCGTCGACGCGACGCAAAATCTCGTCGTCACCCCGAATGATGCTCTCGGCGGCGTATGGCTGCGTGTCGACAACTTCGTCGACTTGAAGCTGCCGATCGCGTTCGGGACGGCGGACGCTACGGCGCTACTGACCGTTCCGACGGGGTTCAATCTGCTTTTGCTGCGCGCGTATTGGGAGGTGATTGCGTCGTTCACCGGCGGCGCCGGCGCGATCGGCGTGAGCTCGAACAACGCCGCGTTCTCGACCAAGGGCGACATCCTAGGCGGCGCAACTGGCGACGTTGCGGCCACGCTCGTGCAGACCGGCAGTCCCTACAAGGGCGGCACCATCGGCGCGAAGTTCGGCACCAACGGACTGATCGCGCTCGTACCCACGAACACGATCCGTCTCGATGTTCAGACCGCTGGCTTCACGGCTGGCAACGGCTTCGTGCACGTGGCCGCGCAACTCATAAACTGACATGGCGGCGCAAAAGGGTCTCGGTCTCAAATACCGAAGCACACCGACATCGTTGGCCGCAGTCGTCGCGAGCGATACCGTCGACCTTCCTGGAGGCTCGGCGCGTATCTCGGTCACCACGGCCGGCGCCTATCAGGTGATCGCTCACTCCGACTCGGCACCGGTCACGCTGCAGCTTGCGGCGGGTGTCATGCACGAGACGCTGATTCGGCGCGTGTATGCGACCGGCTCGGTTGCAACCGTTGGCATCGTCGCTCACTACTCCTGACAAACTGAACGAGGGAACCCATGGCCACCAAGCGCGTGGGTGCCGGCGCGCAGGAGCGGACGGCGTCCAAGAAGAAGTCTTACGTCGATCCGGTCGTTGCCGATCTCGCTCTCTCGCTGCAGTTCCAGCGCGTTGGCGGCAACCTCACCCCGGGTCAGGTCTCGTCGATTCTGCAATCGGCGGACGCTGGCCGCCCCTTCCGACTTGTCGATCTCTTCCACGAGTGCCGACAGAAGGAAGGTCACGTCCAGTCGATATTTCAGACGCGCGAGCTCGCGGTGTCTGGGTTGCCGTTCGACATCATCGCCCCCGAGGGAAAGAAGAAACGGGACAGCAAGTATCGCGATCGGTGCATGAAAGCGCTGCTCGCGTGCGACACGTTCCGCGAGATGTGCGCTCACCTCGTCGGCGAGGGCAACGCATTCGGTTACGCGTACTCTGAGAACGTCTGGAAGAAAGACAAGGACGGCCTCCTGGTGCCGTCGGTGTTCAAGCAGATCAACTGTCGGCGCTTCGGCTTCCGGCAAGTCGACGGAAAGCTGCTTTTCGATCCGACGACGAGCGGCAACGGCAACGCGGTTGATGCGCTCGGTGTCGATCTGATCGAGGAGTACCCGATCGGAAAGTTCTCAACGTATCAGCCGCGCGTGAACGGCGACACACTGGTCCGTGAGGGCCTGTCCAGACTCATCATCTGGCTTTCGCTTTTTCGGACGTTCGATCTGCGCGATTGGCTGCAGCTTGCGGAGCTCGCGTGGAAGCCTTGGCGCCTCGGCAAGTACGCCAAAGAGGCGAGCAAGCCGGACAAGGACAACCTCCGGAAGATCATGCAGGCGCTCACCACGAACGGCGTGGCGACGCACCCCGACAACACTTCGATCGAGCTGTTCTGGCCGCAGCAAGCCGGCGCCAAGGTCTCGAATCACAAAGAACTGGCCGACTTCCTCGGCGACGAAATGTCGAAGGCCGTTCTCGGTCAAACTGACATGGTGTCGCCGGGCGCCAATGGTTCGCGCGCTGCAACGGCTGCCCGTAACGAGCTGCGCAAAGACCGACGCGACGCTGATGCGGTGGGCCTATCAACGGCCGTTCAGAAGTACGTGATCGAGCCGTTTTATGCGCTCAATTACGGCCCATCGATCGAGCCTGGCCAGTTCCTGTTTCTGACCGAGGACCCGCTCGACTTCCTCAAGTTCGCTCAGTCGATCCAAGCGTTCCGCAACGCCGGCCTGAAGATCCCGTCCTCGTACGTTTACGAGAAGACTGGCATCCCCGAGGGCGACGAAGGTGACGAGCTGCTTGGCGAAGGCATGGGCGACAAGAACCCCGGCGTGGAGCCCGACCCCGATGGCGACAAAGACACCGGAACCGAAGGCGACGACGCCGAGCCCGAACCAGCAAATCCCAAGGGAAAGCCGAAAGGCAAACCCAAGAGCGGCGCTCGACGAGCTGCGCAATCGTCACCCTGAACACGTGCACGCGCCCGGCTATGCCGATCGCGCAGCTCCGAGAGTTCGAACCCGATGAGCAAAGCAGCGATTCAAGAACTACTCTCAGCTCTCAGCGAGAAGGGTGACGACGGAATCATTCACCGAACCTTCGGGGTGACCGTCAAGGCCGACACGATCGACAAGAAAGCGCGCAGCGTGCGCGTAATTGCGTCGACCGACTCGATCGACAGCTACGACGAGATCGTCGAGCAAGACTGGGAAAAGCGGCTAGGCCGCTACAAGAAGAACCCGGTAGTTCTCTACAATCACAACAAGTCAGGCTTCCTCGGCATGGGCGGCGCAGCTTGCGACACCCTGCCGATCGGCAGCGCGAGCGATGTTCGAATGGTGGACGGCCACCTCGAAGCGACGTTGCACTTCGTCGACGATCTGGCGAACCCAATGGGCGAGAAGGTCTGGCAGGGATTTCTGCAAGGATCGATTCGCGCGGTGTCCGTCGGCTTCATGCCGCAC